CCCTGCCCTTCAATCGTTGAAGGGGTCTTCAGGGAACTGCATTTTCTGCTTCGGGAGCTACAATGTCTCCCCTAGCGTACTAGTACTGCCATGTTATATAGAGCCAACACTCCGAATAAGCCGGTGGGCGTTTACCTAAACGCCTATCAGCTCGGATTTGACGTTAACCCCCCGTTTAATTATGGGTGGCATCCGTTATCCGGTGGACCTGCGCAACCCCTTAAAAGGATTGTGCCGCCCACTCACGAGAGTTGGTCGGAGGGGAAATGGAAAACGCGACACATGCAAGACTACTTCCAGCGTAAGCTGGATGGAGACTTTAGTGGGTCGCTGGATCCGTTTCCTAACGTTGCGTTGGATGCCGGACTAAATCTGGCATACATCGTGCGCCCTCGCGAGATACTCGGGAACATTAAATGGGACGGTAAACCCGGCCCTATTTCTGAACCTGAGTACCCTGTTGGGGATCTCTATAATGCGCTAGCCGATCCTATATTCAGAGACATTGATATTGGAGAAGATCCCTTTGATGGGGGCTTCAGTATCTGGTTTCTGGTACGGGATCTATGGGACCTCAAGAAGTTGTCTCTTTCAATTGTGAAAATTCTCTCCTCACGGGGAGAACTTCGCACTTTGGAGGGGACTTTTTCGAAAGTGGCCGAAAGCCACGTTGTGGTCCAGTATGGCTTAAGCCCAACTATTGACGATATGAAGACGTTTGTCAACGTCGTCAAAAAGTTGTGCAATGCGTTTACGGGCAAAGGACAGTTCTCCAAACTATACACCGCGCACTCCAAGATGGAGTTAGCGCCTGCGAAATCGTTTTCGCGGACGGGTACCTATCAAAGGGACCTGTTCTCGGGGGCGGTGGTTTGTGATTATGTCCAAAAGCCGATCATGGCCTACCTGACACTAAAGTATTACTTTGTGTGTCCGGAACTAACAGGCTTCGCCAACCGCCTCAGGGCGGCTGCCGATCTTCTTGGAATCGTCGACCTCGCTGGATTATGGGATTTACTTCCATGGTCCTTTGTGGTTGATTGGTTCTTCGATGTCCAGACGTTTTTGCATAAGCATTTGCGTCATCGGTTCTTGCCTGTGGATATCTGCGTCGTGGACGCTTGTCAAAGTGTCCACATCAACGGAGATGTTCGTACGAGTATGTCGGGTAAATGGGGCTGGTCGCAGGATGATATATCCGGCGTAGCTCCACTTTCCACAAAGGTGAACCAGTTGTTTGCTGATTCGACATACTACATGTCGGCAAGGAGACGTGTGTTTCCTTACCCGATACGGATAAACCCGCCTAAAATTAAGCGTGGGACTGGGATCACCATTCGAAGAGTCATAATAGGCTCTGCGATTGTTGGTCTTCGGTCTCAAGTTCATCCGCGCTTTAGTCGCGCGGCTCACTACCGATCTCGTGCGCCACATCTTTCTTCTAACAGAGCTTCCGCTCTGCGAGAGAAGAACGAACAGTGGCGTTTTATTCGAGGGTAAGGGTAGTAAGGTGGTGCTTTAACCCTCCATTCCTGGAGGATCATAACCGATGCGGCTTATAACCGCGTTAACCTCTAACTAGTAGAATCGATCTATGTTGACCGACCCACTCGTTATTGGAGTCGTTACCGATGGCAGTGATGGACTGAATATCTTTGCTGGTGCAAGTGTGACCAGCTTGGAGCTTCAGGACCTTTCTGAAACCGGTAGCGTTCGTATCGGCCCCATCCCCCTGCAAGGGGGAGGTGGGAATAAGGGAAGTCTAACGATTTCCCGTTCTCAATCAAATGAGAACAAGCCGATCGTCACTGACCGTACTCTTATCCGCCTGGATGTCACGAAAGTGCATTCAGTTACGGGTAAGAAGGTTACAATGACTGCATACTGCGTTACGGGTCTCCCTCAAGGAGATAACCCGTTTACGTTGGATGACCAGGTTTGCCTGGTTCGTCACCTTGCCCTGTTTCTCCTGATCGGAGAGACTACTGGCACGGCGATGACTGCCATTTCGGCCTCGGACCCACTGTTGGATGATACGGAGAATACTCTCCATCGCATCCTCGGGGGCGTGGCCTAACTGTGACAGCCTGCTCCTCGTGAGGGGAGCAGTGGCGACCTAAGACGAGTGCTAAGGTAGACATAGGCAACAGAGAAACCATATGGAAACTCCGCAATGCCTAGACATATACATGTCGATCTACGAGCGTCTCGTCTCTGACGTAGCCGCCTCGTACTCGATAAACCCGCACGCTCTCTGGATGTCAATCCAGGGAGGTTTGCAGCTCCGTGGGATATCCTTCTTAACGAAGGATCTCCCGGCTCTCGGAAAGCTCTTTGACAGAGCTCTTTTGGGAGTGGAGCCATTCCACTACCTTACACACCCTGATAAGTGTGTAAGTTTTGTAGGAGCCAGTCTTTGGTTCCTGCATGGACGGGTCTTCGATCTCCAAGGTGTCCTTCTGGACACTGTGGATACCGAGGCGGTTAGGAACGTTCGGCAACTCTTGTACTTCATGTACAAGTTAGAACTCCCTTATGCACCCCAAGACAAAGATAAAGTCTTGGATGCGTTTGTTGCGACGGAGATTGAGCTTTCACAGCTCAAAATCTCCCATCGTGACGGAGTTATCCGCCGAGCTCGCAGTATCATTACTGCGATCCTCTCGGGCTGTGATCCGCGGGATATTATCCCTCGCCACGGTCCGGGAGCTGTGGCTACTGGTGAGAGAGGTGGTCAAAAGACCCACTTCTCTCGACACTACAATGAGCTCTGCAGATTTTACCCCTTTACGGAGTATTTCTGTAGTCTTACTGCAGTTAGTAGTCATGGCAGTGCCGATCGGATTGGATCTGATCGGTTTCTGGAGTATCTGGAGGAAATGGAAACGGGCACGGCGAAAGTCGTGTTAATTCCCAAAGACTCCAGAGGTCCTCGGCTCATATCTTGTGAGCCTCTCGAATACCAGTGGATCCAACAGGGTCAGCTTAGAAAGCTGTCTGATTGGATCGAAACCCACTGGATCACCAAGGGATTCGTGAACTTCACGAATCAGGAGGTGAATCGAAGGCTGGCGTTGAGTTCGTCGAAAGACGGACTCTTTGTCACTCTTGATATGAAGGATGCCTCCGACCGCGTATCCTTAATGTTGGTCGAGCGCCTTTTCTGTAACACACCTTGGTGTGAAGCATTGAAGGCGTCTCGATCAGCAAGGACACGCTTGCCGAATGGTACGGTACTGCAGCTCTTGAAGTTTGCTCCCATGGGATCAGCAGTCTGCTTTCCTGTGGAAGCTTTATGCTTCTGGGCTCTTGCCGTTTCGTCCGTTTCTATACATTTGTGTATTCCCTGGCAGGAAGCCAGGAAGTACATTTATGTGTACGGTGACGACATTATATGTTCACGGGATTACTACCCGTGTATAATGCAGCAACTGGAACGGTTCGGACTTCGGTTCAATCGGACTAAGTGTTGCGTCTCGGGATTCTTTCGAGAATCCTGCGGGTGCGACGCCTACAAAGGCGTTGATGTCACACCCATCCGCATGCGGAAGACATGGTGTCGATCCGGAACGAATGCCACTAGTCTTGTCTCATGGGTCGCGCTTTCAAACGCGCTTCATGAGAGAGGCTTCTACACAACTGCAGAAGCTATTCGCAGGTTGGTTGAGGACCGTTACGGTCCTCTCCCTCTTGTGGATTACCAGTTGAAAGGCGATGAGACTACCACAGTCTCATTGTCCCCAACTAGTAGAGTAATCGGCTTCTACCGTGGTGAAGTCAACCATCTCAAGTACAACAAGCGCCATGGGTTTCGCACTCGCAAGAATGCAAACCTACAGCGTCTTGAGGTATTCGGGTACGTACTCCGCTCTGTATGCAAAACATACAAAGAGGATGCGTGGGAAGCTGTCTTCCGTTCCCTGACAAAGGGGCGGTCGACGGGGTTGCCCAGTGGTATGTACGCGGTTGCGCGCCGCAGTCGCCTGCAGCGCACATGGG